CGGTTGCAGGCGCTCGAAGATCACAACTGGAATTTCGCGCGCAAGAGGGTGACGCTTGCAACCCATAGCGAAGACCCGCCGGAAAACCAATGGACCTATCGCTATGAGTATCCGTCAGATTGCGTCAAGGCGCGGCTGATCGCCAACCCGCTCGGCTGGTCCGATGACGCGGTGCCGTTCGAAGTCGAGACGACGGCTGATGGTGCCGAGAAAACCATCCTCACCGACATGGCCGAGGCGGTGCTGGTCTATACCTTCGATCAGACGAACCCGGTCATGTTCTCGTCGCGCTTCATCGACGCGCTGTCGTGGCGCATCGCCTATCACCTGGCGTTCCCGCTGACGGGCAAGCAGGAAATCGAAACCAAGGCGATGCAGGTTTACAACGCGATCATCCGCCAGGCGACGGGCAGCAACGCGGGCGAGGGCCACGAGCGCGGCCCGCGCGAAGCGGAGTCCATTCGGGCGCGAGCCTGATGGCCGCGCTCATCCAACCCAGCTTTGCGGCCGGCGAGCTAGCGCCGGCGCTGTACGGCCGCGTCGATATCGCCAAGTATGCGGTCGGCCTGCGCACCGCGCGGAACGCGGTCATTCACCCGCATGGCGGCGCGTCGAACCGGCCGGGGACGGAGTTCATTGCGCCATGCGGGCAGTTCGACAACCCGCCGAGATTGATCCCGTTCCAGTTCAAAACGACGGACACGTACATCATCGAGTTCGGAGACGAATACGTGCGCTTCATCCGCAACGGCGCGCAGGTGACGGAGACGGCGGTTAACATCACGGCGGCGACGGCGGCCAGCCCGGTTGTCGTGACGGCAGCGGCGCACGGCTACAGCAATGGCGATTCCGTGTACATAGCCGGCGTCGTCGGCATGACGCGGCTTAACGGTCGGTGGTTCACGGTCGCGAACAAGACGGCTGACACGTTCGAATTGTCGGGCGTGGACGGCTCCGCTTACGACGCCTACACGTCTGGCGGCACGGTGGCGCGCGTCTACACGATTGCATCGCCCTATGCGCAGGCGGACCTTGCGACGCTGAAATATGTGCAGTCCGCCGATGTCATGACGCTGACGCATCCCGGCTATGACGTGCGCGAGTTGACGCGGACCGGCCATGCGGCCTGGGCATTCTCGACGCCGACATTCGCGCCGTTGATTGCGACGCCGACCGGCGGCGGCGTGACTACGGTCGGAGCCGCCGGCACCACGAGCTACGATTACAAGGTGACGGCGATAGCGTCAGAGACGTTCGAAGAGTCGCTGCCGACTGCGGTCCTGAATATCGCGACCGGCAACGCCACGCTGTCTGGTACCAACTTCAATCGCGTCGCCTGGTCGGCCGTTTCGGGCGCGGGCAAGTATGACGTTTATAAAAACGAGAACGGGCTTTACGGCTACATCGGCTCGACCGAGGCCCTGCAGTTCGATGATACGAATTACGATCCGGACCTGTCCATCACGCCGCCGGCCGCGCGCAACCCGTTCTCGGGCACCGATGACAAGCCGGGCGCTGTGTCCTATTACGAGCAACGGCGGGTGTTCGGCGGGTCCACGAACAAGCCGGACACGCAATGGTATAGCCAGACCGGCAATCACAAGAACATGAACGTAAGCACGCCGTCGCGGGACGATGACGCGATCACGGCGACGCTCAACGCGCTTCAGGTCAATGAGATACGGCATTTCGTGCCGTTGAACGATCTTATCGTGCTGACGGCCGGCGCTGAGTGGAAGATCAACAGCGGCCAGGATAGCGCCTTCGCGGCGAGCACGATCAAGCAGAAGCCGCAAAGCTATTGGGGCTGCGCGCACCTCCCGCCTATCGTGATCGGCGGCGACGTGCTCTTTGTGGAAGAGTCGGGCAGCTATGTCCTGTCCATGACATACGCGCTGGAATCGGACAGCTACAAGGGGCCAGACCTGACGGTGCTGGCGTATCACCTGTTCGAAGGCTACACGCTGACCGAATGGGCGTTCGCGAAGATGCCGCAGCGGCGCGTGCACGCCGTCCGCTCGGACGGGAAGGCGCTGGCGCTCACGTTCAACCGCGATCAGGAAGTGGTCGCGTGGACGCACTGGGACACCGATGGCGATTACGAAAGCGTGGCGTCCGTGCGCGAGACGACGGCGGGCGGGCGCGAGGATTCGGTTTATTTCGTGGTTGAGCGCATCATCAACGGCGCGACGGTGCGCTATATCGAGCGCCAGCATACGCGCTATTTCAGCGCCGTAGAGGACGCTTTTTTTGTCGATTGCGGGCTGACCTATGACGGCGCGGAGGCGACGGAGATTAGCGGGCTGGATCACCTCGAAGGCGAAGAGGTGGTTGTGCTCGCCGATGGCAATCTGATCCCCAACTTGACCGTGGCGGACGGCAAGATCACGCTGGCGCGCGCGGCGGCCAAGGTGCATGTCGGGCTCGAATACGATGCCGACGTGGAGACGCTGAACGTCGAAGCGCCGCAGGACACGATACAGGGCAAGCAGAAGAAGATTTCCAGCGTCACCGTGCGGCTGGAAAAGTCGCGCGGGCTGTTCATCGGGCCAGACGCTGACAACCTCGTGGAAATGAAACAGCGCGAATTCGAGGCGATGGGCGAGCCGACCGGGCTTCTGACGGGTGACAAGACCATCATCCTCAAGCCGGACTGGAACAGCAACGGGCGCATCTTCATGCGCTCGGTGCCTGGCCTGCCGCTGACGATTCTCGCCGTGATTCCAGACTTGACGGTTGGCGGGTGACGCGGACGGCGATAGTCCCCGCGACCGACCTGCACGCGCTAGAGCTTGCCCCACGCCTGCGCCTGGCGGACGTACAGGAGATATGGGCGGCCAGCCGGGCAACGCCGCACCGCGCGCTCCTGGCGTCCCTGCGGCGATCTGGCGGGGCATGGGCGGGCATGGCGGACGGACGGGTCGTCTGCATGTTCGGCGTCGCGCCGGTCAACCTGCTCGGCGACACGGGCGTGCCGTGGCTGCTGGGGTCTGACGATATCGAGCGCCACGCGGTCACGTTCTTGCGCGGCTCGAAACGCTATATTGCGGAAATGTCACGGGATTACCGGCTGTTGACAAACTACGTGGACGCCCGCAACACGCTGTCAATCCGGTGGCTAAAATGGTTGCGGTTTGATATACTTGCGGCAGAGCCCTATGGGCCGTTCGGGTTGCCGTTTCACAGGTTTGAAATGAAGGGGGCGGCGTAATGTGTGACCCGGGAAATCTCGCAATCGGACTGGCGATGTCCGCGCTCAGCACGGGCGCGTCGATGTACGGCCAGATGCAACAGGGCAAGGCCGCGCAGGCGCAGGCCAATTATCAGGCCGCTGTGCTCCGAAACAATCAGACCATCGCCGAATACCAGGCGCAGGACGCTGAGAAGCGCGGCAAGCTCGCGGAGCAACAGCACCGCCTCAAGGTGTCGCAGCTTGCGGGCCGCCAGCGCGCGGTGATGGCCGGCAACGGCGTGGTGGTCGATCAGGGCAGCGCGCTCGATATCCTTGGCGATACCGCCGAGCTTGGCGAGTTGGATGCGCTGACGATCCGCAGCAACAGCGCGCGCGAGGCTTACGGGTTCCGGGTGCAGGGCATGGGGTTCGCCAGCGATGCCGGGCTTGCCCTGGCGCGCGGCGCGTCGGCGCGGAGCGCGGGCACCACGGGGGCGTTCACGTCGCTGCTCTCGGGCGCTGGTAGTGTCGCGGAGAAGTGGAGCTCCTTCAATAAGAAGGGCATCTTGTAATGGCGCGTGTTCCCGTTGCCACCATTGGCGGGGTCGAAAACCGCCCCGCCTCCATTCCGTATCAGAACGCCAGCGGCGCAACCGCCGACGCCTTTGGCGCGGCGCAGGGGCGCGCTGCGGTCGAGGGCGCGGGCAAGATCATGTCGCTTGGCGACCGCATGGCGGCCAACGCGATCAAGATTCAGGACGAAGATAACGAGCGGGAGACGAAGCGGCTGGATGTGGAATTGAGCCAGGCGGTTCGCGCGCTGACGGTTGGCGACGATAAGACGCCGGGGTTCTATTCCGCCCGTGGCGAGGCCGCCGTGGCCGCGCACAAGGACGCCGAAAAGGCGATCACCGAAGCGCGGCGCAAGCTGCTCGAAAGCACAAAGAACGCGCGCGTGCGGGAAATGTTTGGCTCCCTGAGCGCGGCGCGCGTCGAGCGCGAGCTTGGCGGGCTCGCCAGCCACGTCGCCAAGGAGCGCCGGGTTGCGAACGATGCGATATCCGAGGCGCGGATCAATGAGGCGTCGGACGATGCCGGCGCGCATTGGAACAATTCCAAGGTGATCGGCCAGTCGTCGGCTATCGCGCGGCAGGAAGTCGCCGACATGGCGGCGCGCAACGGGTGGAACCCGGTTGTCACGGCGTCGAAGATGCAGGAAGCGCAAACGGTCCTGCATCGCCGCGTGATCGAGTCCGCCTTGGTGCACGATCCCGGCGCGGCGAAGGCGTACTTCGATCAGAACAAGGACAAGATCGACGGGCGGGTGCATCCGGAGCTTGAGAAGGCTTTGGAGGCGGGGACGCTGCGGCAACAGTCGCAGGCCAAGGAAGACGAGATTATGGCACGGGGGCTGGGTGAAGGCGCAGCCATGTCGGAAGCCCGCAAGATCAAGGACGCCAAGCTGCGCGATGAAACCGTGGCGCGGCTGCAGCGGCGGTTTGCGGAGAAGGACCGGATCGACGCGGACCAGCGCCGAAAGGCGAAGGAGTCCGCCTGGCAGGGCGTTATCAACGGCGGCTCGGTTGACGATATAGACCCGACCACGCTGGCGAACATGGACGGCACCAGCATCAGCGCCATGCGCACGTTCGAACAGAAGCGCGCCAAGGACGGGCGCGGGTTCGCGAACGCGAGCGAGCCGGCCGCCTATAACGAGTTGCACCAGCTTTATATGAGCGACCGCGCCGCGTTCGCATCGGCGGACCTGACGGCGTACCTGCCGCGCCTCGATGAGCGCGACTATCAATATTGGTTGGGATCGCAGCGGACGATTGACCGCAATGACGAAAAGGAAAAGGCGCGCGGCGCGAGCTACGTGCTCGCCGACCGGCTGGCGAACGAATACATGAAGGCCGCCAACATCGACCCGAACAAGAAGGGCGCGAACGCCGAGAAGGCCGAGAAGGTCAGGCGGCTCGGACGCGAGGTGGTGGACACGCTGCACAAGGAAGGCAAGCGCACCACGCGCGAGGATTTGCAGAAAGCCTATAGCCAGTTGTTCCTATCCGGCGAGGTCGAGGGCGCGGGCTTCCTCGGGGTGCTCGATAAGGGCGGCAAGTTCTTCGAGTTCGCCGGGACAAAGGACGCGAACAAGTTTGTGCTGACGGATACCAAGGGCCAGGAACAGTATATTTCCGAGGCCACGGGCGTGCCGCGCGAGCACGTCGAGGCAATCGTAAAGACGCTCAAGGACAAGAAACTAGAGGTCAATCTGGTGAACATTCAATCGCTGTGGCAGGAGGCATCCGGTGGCCGATAGTTTCAACTTCGGGATTGCGGCGGATCGGATCAAAGCGCGCGAGGCGGAACCTGCCGAGAAAAATACGTTTGACTTCGGCGCTGCCGCCGACCGGATCGTAAGCGGGCAGGCCGGCGCTGCGCTCAAGGCGACCGAAGGAACCAACCCCGACGCGGCGGCCCGCGCGCAGCGTCTGGCGCGTGACGCCAACATGCCGACGCAGGCGGTCGAGGGAAACGAGGATGAGGTGGAGTCGCGGCTGCGCACGGACGCCGCGACCAAGGCGCTGGAGAAAGCGCCGGCCACGCGGCTGTTCTTCGCCAACCCCGACAACGCCAGGGTGGCGCACGACGACGTAGAGGCGCTGGGGGCTTTAGAATCAATCTGGCGCTATGGCGTGAATGCGCTGGACCGTGGCGCAACGCGGGTGCAGCAGGGCGCTAACCAGTTTCTCGCGGAAGGCGCGGCCCGCCGGTCGCACGATGAGGCGCGGTCGTTCTCGGAGATTCTGGATTCGCAGGAACGGGTTGGCATGGCGGACCCGCTGGACCTTGCTGACGCGGGGCTGCGATGGCTGACGGCGCGCACGGGCGCTGACCATGAGGGCAAGGCGCGCGAGCGGCTGGCGGAAGTCGGCCGGCTGTCGGACCTGATCAGCAAAACGGATATGTCGCCGGGCGCTACGCGCGCGCGCGATGCCATTATGGCGGCGGGCAAGGACGGGCTGTGGCCGGCTCTTGAGGCCGTCGCGGCGGACCCCGGCGGCGCGGCTGCGCTGGGGCTTGAGGTGGGCGCGGAGTTCCTGCCGCAGATT